TCTCGTCGGTCAGGCTGAGACGGGCAACATCCGCTGCATCGCCCAAATCCTCGTTGGGGCCAATAAGGGCCGTTCGACGAGTTTGGTGCGCTATGTCACCGCTGCCTAAGCGGACTGACAACGGCAAAGCAAGGCCCCCGGAAACGGGGGTCTTTTTTTGTGCCCTTTGCCAATGGCCGCAGGGTTATGAGTTTGTACGCTGAGTTCCTGCCTGACGCGAAGGAGATGGTCGCCGACTTCGGCGTGGCCGGTTCGGCCAACTCTGGGGCGATTACATTCGCTTGCCTCATCTCCGACCCGGCCGTGCAGACCGTGCTCGAAGCAGGGGGGTATATGGAGCGAACCCAGTACAACGTCCGTCTCCCCGCCGCAACGGCCTCCTGGAGCCTCCCAGATGGGTCTATTGGGGCATCCACGGCCATCATCGTAGGCGGCGTCCCCATCGCCTCCCTCGCCCAGGGCAAGAAGATCGTGGCCGGCGGGAAGACCGTCCGCATCACGACCCAGACCTATAAGCCCGGGTCGGCATGGGTCACGCTCGTCGTCATCGACGACAACCAGTAATGCCGGCCAAGGTCTCCATTGACCCGAAGTCCCTTGCGGAGTTCGTGGAGGCCTGCCGCCAGTTCGCGGCGCAGACGAAGATCACCATGCGGGACGCCGTCCTTGAACAGGCTATGCTCGCCTGTCAGGACGCGGCCAAGTTCACCCCTCCCCTGGTCAAGGGCGGAGGCGGAGGCCTTACCCCTGGTGCCAAGAAGGCTGGTCTCGGCGCCGTCGCCGGGGACGTCTCCAAAATCTTCGTGGCCGCTAACGACTCCTCGGCCAAGGGCGTAGCTGGAAACCTCGTCAACCAGATGGCCTTCGCGGTCAAGTCGGGCGACTTCGGCACCTTCTCGCGCCTGACCGACGGAGGCCGTCTCTCCGGCATGCTCGGCCAGCGCAGCATCCTGTCAAAGATTGCGGCCGACACGGATAAGCAGCGGGCCTTTGCCAAGGCCAAGAACTTCCTCAACCGTGCCAATCCCATCAAAAGCGAATATGGCACGCAAGGTTTCGTCCGCGACCTTCGCCCGATCCATGACCAGGTCAAAGGCAAGTTCGGAGGCCGCATCAAGCAAGGCCGCCGCCCGGTCACCGCGAAGCTTCTTGTGCAGGACAAAGCCGAATTGGATGAGTACATCCTCCGCCGCCAGCAGATGGTCGGCGCGGTCAAGTCCGGCTGGGCCAAGGCCCTCTCCAGCTTGGCTAGGCCGAAGGACATGAACGGCCAGCAGGGCGAACCCGGCGCCGAGCTGCGCAAGGCCTCATGGGTCACCTTGCATTCTGGAGTCCCTGGGACTAACATCTCGACGTTCACCGACAAGGTGGCCGAAGTCTCCGTGACGAACACCCTAGGCAACATCAACGGCATCGCCGACGAGGCGGGAGTCCTCGGCCTGGTCTACGGCAACCGCGTTAAGCAGATGCCTGCCATGATCCGTTACCGCATGCGCAAGCCCGTGAACAAGTTTAACAAGAAATAACCATGTCCAACTCCATCCGCCACGTCGTCGAGTCGACCCTCGCGACCTATCTCTCGACCCAGACCGGCCTTGCCGGCGTCCAGATCCTGACGGGCGACAGCGCCGTGACGCAGACCCTGCCCAAGGCGGTAGTCCTCTGCGACTCTGCCCGGGCCCCTGGCGACCTCCCCGAGGGCCTCGGCAATTACGAATGCTCCGTCCGCGTCACCTTGTTCTCGAACGCCGACGACACGACGCTGGCCGTCCACCGCGAGCGCTGCGCCGCCCTGTCGGACTGCATGAAGAGCCTCGACCTTATCCAGGCTGCCTTCGCGGCCACGAGCGGCGCGGCCCTGTGCTACGACGTGACCTATCGTTCCGAGGACGAGGGCATTGACGAACGCTCCTGGGCGACCTCTTTCGCCTTCGACGTGCTCACTTGCCTCGACCCCGAGTAGGTTGCCAATTAGGGCAGGAGTAAGATGAGCGAAGTAAACAAAGGCGTGGTCTGCTTGTATGGAATTGGCGCCGGCCAACAGGCCTCGCTTTTCGTGCAAAGTTACACGGTCACCTCTGGATTCAACAACACCGGCACGGTGGTCAACGAGTCCGGCCTGACGGTGACGGCTCGTTACGACGACCGCCGCTCCGAGATCACCATCGAGGGCGTGGCCAAGCTCACTTCCGTCCCGCAGCTGGGCGCCACTCTTTCCTTCACCGCGAAGACCGCCTCGGCCTACCCTGGCGGCTCGGCTTCGGTCTCCTTCTCCGGCGTGATCACCAAGGTCGACGACCGCGGCAGCTCGAAGGGTTTCGTTTCGGTCAGCATCACTGCTGAGTCGTACGAAGAGATCACCTACTAATTGACACCCCCGCAAGGGGCGTAGTCTTGAGGGAGTGGATAGGCGCTTCCTCAATAGCCAGGTCGACCCTGCCCCGTTTACCTTACTGGGCAGAACCCTTTACCCGTGGTGTCTGAAGTACCGCGTGCGCCTGCATGCGTTCGACTCTCCCTTGGTCACCGGGGAACGCGGCGTCACGCCCGCAGACCTTCTCTTCGCCTGTCAGGTGTGCGCCGAGGAACCTTTGGGAAAGATTGGAATCATCGACCGCCTCCGCCTATCTAGGCTCAATGAAAACCCTGCAAGGTTTGAACTGCTCCTGAAGGCCTTCGGAGGATATATCCTGGTCGACGACTGGCCGAAGTTCTGGGAGCAGGACGCAAAGAAAAGCGGCGGTAGCAAGGGCATGCCTTGGCCGATGAGCGTCGTCGCGAACCTAGTGGCGAACGGCGTGCCTTACAAGCAGGCCTGGGAGATGCCGGAGTGTCAGGCCATCTGGCTGAACGCGGCCTTCGCCATGCGCAAGGGCGTGGACGTGGCGATCATGTCGCCCGAGGAGGAGGCCTACATTGAAGAGCAGCTGAAGGCCGGCGAAGGGGAAGCCCCCGTTGCCAATCCAGCAGGGTAAAGAGCCTATGGCCCAAGACCTTACCGTAAACATCAAGACGACCTCCGACGTCCCGGAGGCAATGAACAAGGCCAAGGCGGCCGCAGGATCCTTTGATAAGCAAGTCCAGGACATCGGCATGAAGTTCAAGACGGCATTCAAGGACATCGCTCTTGGATTCGTAGCCCCAATGATAATCCTTCAGGGGGCGATTTCCGTAATCGCATCGGCAATTCAAAAGGCGAAGCAGGACGCAAAGGACGGCCTAGACCTTCTTGCGCAAGGCGAGACCGTTTACGCCACTACCGAGGAAAAGAAAATGGCGGCTTTCTTCAAAGCAAAGAAGGCCCGCGAGGCCGAACAGGAAATGGCGAATGAAGGAAGACGTGCCATCGCGGCTGAGTTCATTAAGACGAAAGAAGGCGTCGAGATTGCCAAAAAAATCGGAGAAGAGAGAGGAGCTCCGATCACGGATGACCTAGACATGTTAATGATGCCTAAGGATCCCGAGTTCCAAAAAAGAGCCCTGAAGGCATTCCTTGAGTCTGATGAAGGTAAAGCGTACAAACCTATCTTTGAAGACAAAGGCTCAGAAGCCAAGGCCGGCACGTTCAAAGGCCCTGAGGGCTTCGGCACGGTGGTCGGCGTGGGGGCGAACCCGGTCATGGAGAAGATGACCCGCCAGAACGAAATCCTCGAGGAGATTAAGATCATCCTCCAGGAGCAGAGCATGCAGAACCGAACTGGCGAAGGAGTACCTCCGCCCTTCACCGATCGCGCCATGCCCCTCACCTCATTGAAGACCGGCGTCGCTTAATCTACCATGCCCATCGTAAACACAGGCAACACTCTCAATTCGCAGCTGATTCAGCCAGGACTTACCGTCATGTCTGACGGCTTCGGATTGGTCACGGCTACGGCCACATATAAATGCGACTGGGCGACCGCTGTCCCAACAACCATGCGCGGCACGCCGCTGGACTTCGGTGGCCTGACTTACCTCAAGGCGCACAAGTCGAGCATCAGTTACGACAACCTACAGTACAAGACGGTGAAGGTGGACTATGTCGGCATCGACCCATCCGTGAACAGTGGCGCATGGACTAACGCGAACACCTCAGCGGCCAATGGCCTGACTGCGGAGAACATTACGACCCACCCGAACTTCTTCGAGGCGGCAGCGGGCTTCGGCGGAACGCCTCTCGCCGGCCTGCCTTCCGACTTTGGCGGCGCATACGACGACTCTACCCTCGGGCCTCCTGTTATGGTCATCGCAGTGCCTCCTTCTCCGAAGGCAGGACAGGCCGTTCCTGTGCCTTCCTCCGAAGGCTACAACGGCGCTTGCTTCGAGACTGGCATGGGCGGCCGCTTCATCGGCTTCGTCGACCCGGAGGTGCCTAGTCTCTTCGGAAAGACCCAGTACCTTGCGGCGACCTCTACTTATTCTGGGGTCATCTACGTAAACAACCAGCAGTCAGCGCGTATCCTCGTGGACTACATCGGCTTTTCTAACGCCGGCACAACCTGGGGATCTTTTCAGCTATTGCCCGGATGGGCTGACACCGGCACAGGCAAGTATGG